CAGAGTGATCGTCCTCAATACGAGATCGACTACTTGCCGATCCCCATAATCCATAGTGATTTCCATTTCAATAGCCGTGTACTGGAAGCCAGTAGGACGAAAGGTGATCCGTTGGATACCACTCAAGCAGAAAACTCCACCCGCAGGGTAGCTGAAACACAGGAAGACCTGCTGTTTACTGATACTACCTATACGTTTGGAGCTGGGACAGTATATTCCTATTTGAACCATCCCAACAGGTTGACTTCTACCATTGCTAATGCTTGGACTGCAAGTAGCAAAACTGGTGAAGATATCGTCAATGACGTGCTTGGTCTGAAGCAGAAAATGCTGAACAACCTGTTTTATGGTCCGTTTATGCTGTACATCCCTGCCACTTATGAAACTGTGCTGGATGAGGATTATGTAAGCGGCTATCCCAAGACCATTCGCCAGAGGATTCTGGAAATATCTGGGGTTGACGACATAAAGGTAGCTGAGCACATGGCAGATGGTAATATCGTTATGGTTCAGATGACCAGCGACGTTATCCGGCTTGTTGACGGCATGACTCCTAGTTCCGTTCAGTGGGAATCCCAAGGCGGATTTCAGCTGAATTTCAAGATACTGGCTATTCGTGTACCCCAGATTCGGACAGATTATAATGGCCGGACTGGAATTGTTCACGCAAGCACATAAATAATCATGGGCGGTAATCAGCCGCCGTGATCTAAAATTTGAACGGGAGAAAAGGTATGAAACGCACTAATCATAATAAAAAACCGTTGTGGCGTAACAATGGGTCGGATCATTATCTTGCTGATGGAACTGTAGTAGCAAAAGATGAGCGGTTCCGCGCAAGTGATTCTGAAGTTCCAGATGCGTTCAAGGGCAATAAACTCGAGAAACTTGAGGAAGGTAGTGAAGCACAAGAGGAACCAGCAACCAACAACCTGCAGAAGTTCCATAAAGGCGGCGGTAGATATGTGGTTTACAATATGTCCACTGGACAGCAATACCATGAAAGTTATCTATCCAAGGAACAGGCAGAAGCGTTGGTATCTTTGCAAGTTGATGATAACGAGGACGAGCAGGAAGAAGATGAGGAATAACAGTGATTTACCTAGCGGGCTGTGGAACGGCGAACGCGTTTTTCTACTTGGTGGAGGGTTTTCCCTGATCGAGCAGTTCAATGTGCCTTATGAGTTGTATCGTGAAATTGATCAGGGAAATGTGCCAGTAAAATCACTGGTTCCATATTTAAGTGATTTATGGGATAAACGGGTAATTGGGATAAATCGCGCTTATCAACTTGGAGAATGGGTAGACGCAGTATATTTTTATGATTGTTCATTTTATAACCACCATAAAACATTAATGGATCAATTCGGTGGGTTGAAATTTTCTACTTGTTCCCGGTTTGCAGGTAATAAATCACGCGGAGTTAGATATATACCGCGTGACTGGGATGGCAAAACCGGGATTTCTCCAAAATCAGATCAGGTATTTTTCAATTATAGTTCTGGTGGAGCGGCAGTTGATCTTGCCATTAAACTAGGAGCCAAGGAAATTGTGCTGGTTGCTTTTGATATGTGTAATGGTTCAAACAATGAAACACATTGGCACGGCGGATACAAGGAAAAACAACAAGCTGAAGCACAAGATGCTAGAAATAAAGGTCGTGTATATAAAAAGAAAATGCCACATAAACGACACGCAAAACCTTGGCGGGCATTATTCCATAATGCTAAAAGATACGGGGTAGAAATTGTAAATGCGTCATATACAACAACAATCAATGAAATCCCGCAAGTAAACATTGAGGAGTATTTGTAATGAGTAATCAACGCGATATTTTAAGTATAATCCCGCCTGAAGAAGCGGGAAGTCATGGAGTTATGCCGGGATTTGGAACTAGAATTCATAATCAATCTGGAGAACGGATTGATGGAATTACCAAGGTCAATATTGAAATAGTTCCTGATGATGCAATTAGAGCGTATTTTGATGCATTTGTTAATTTAAATTCAGAATTTAAGGTGCAGCCATTCATTAATAAAATGTGGGCACAAGATCCAACAGATGGCGATGTTAAGTATATTAAACGGATTGAATTTGCGGATGGTAATACATTGCAGGAGAATGAGTAATGAATGTCCCTGATCCGATAATCATAACTGGAGCTGCTCGGTCTGGCACTTCTATGGTGGCCGGAGTGGTGCATATGTGCGGGGCGTTTAAAGGTGATACTGGAAGCCGTCAGCACAAAAACAATGCCAAGGGGATGTTTGAAAACTTGGAACTTCGTAATGAAGTTATCAAACCTTTACTTCGGGATATGAATATTGATACTAAAGCACAATATCCACTATCTCCGAAAAAACAAGTTATTCCAGCTCACATGAAAAATGATGTTTTGCGGGTAATGCTCCGGCAGGGATACCAAGGTGGGCGCTGGATGATCAAGGAGCCGAAAATAACACATTGTTGGCCAGCACTTAATTATGCGTTTCCCCATGCCAAGTGGTTGATTGTTAGACGCCAAGATGAAGAAATCATAAATTCTTGTATAAATACTGGTTTTATGAATGCATATTCCAGAAGCGGTGTTTTGAGGGAAATTGGAGTGCAGAGTGAACGTGAGGGTTGGCAATATTGGGTAGATGTACATAAGAAACGATTTTTTGAAATGGTTGAACAGGGATTAAATGTACGCATGATTTGGCCAGAACGCATGGTGCATGGTGATTACTCTGAAATCATGGACGTTATTAATTGGTTGGGTTTAGAGTGGGCGCAAGAGGATGTCCATCAATTTATTGAACCCCGGCTTTGGAAGGCAAGGAGATAAATAATGGCTACAAGAAACACTCCTGCTGAAGTGCAGGAAATAGTTGCTACTAATTTGGATACAGAGCGAATTCAGGCATATATAGATGGTGCATCCGCTTTGGTTGATTCCCAAATAGTAGGTAAAGGGTTGAATGATACACTGCTAAAGGAGATTGAGCGGTGGCTTGCAGCACATTTGCTTGTTACTACTAGTCAGCGTCAATTAGAAAAAGCTAGTGCAGGTTCAGCAGGCGCAACATTTTTTGGTAAATCAGGTATGGGTCTGAATAGTTCCACATTTGGACAAACAGTTCTCCACATGGACAAAACTGGAACATTGCGAAATTTAAATGATCCATCTGCTCAACCGTTTTCTATAACTGCATTGTAGGGAGAAGTTATGAATGATCCGTTGATTGATTTTGTTGATTCAGTATGCGTGCAAACGGCAGTGCATTGGAAAAAAGGTGATCCCAATGAGTTCGGAGAATACGAATTTGAAGATGCAGTAGAAGTGTATTGTCGGTGGGATGGAAAACAACAGCAGATTGTAGATGAAAACGGTGATGAGATTGTTAGTACAGCTGAAATTTTATTGGATAGTCAAGCTGTAGTACAAACCGGAGATTATCTGTTGTTAGGCGACGAAGGCAGTTTGGAAACTGATCAAGTAAATGATCCACTAAAAGCTGAAAAGGCACGTCGAGTAAAAAGCATACAGGAAACTCCTCTTTTTCAATCTACAAGTGAGTTCGTCAAGGTTGCTTACGTATGAAAACTGAAGGACTTAATAAGGTACTTAAAAATCTCAATGACGAAGTTGAGAAAATCGAAGGCCGTACTGCCAAGGGGTTGTATCGAGCATCTATCCCTATCCGCAGGGAAGCCCAGAAAAATTGTCCGGTGATTACGGCGAATTTGAAATCCTCTGCATACGTAATCACGTCTTGGAGTGGAGTTGTATTTGGTGAAAATCCTAGTTTCGAGGGTGAAAATGCATCTCAAATGAAATCTAATCATCAATCAAAAACAAATAAGGCATCTGGATCAGTTAAAGCACATAAATATCCAGTTGTTCAGATCGGTTTTACTGCATTGTATGCAGCTATGGTTCACGAAAATCCCCGAGCTGGTAGAAATCATCCTAAATCCGGGGAAAGGACTAAAAGCGGGAAGCTGAAATACTCCGAAGTTGGGGAATGGAAATTTCTGGAAAAGGCAGTTAAAAATAATCGTAATGATGTCTTGAAAATTATAGCAGAGGAGGCTAGAATTAAATGAATCCTCCCAGTTTAGATATAGCAAAATTGTTAGAAAATGCGGCATTGGGATTAGCATTACAATCCAATTTGTTTGTTAGTAGATTTCCTGAATCGCCGCAAGAAGTTGTAGCAATATACGATTCTCCAAGCACTGCTCCAGACCTGCATGGGTACAGATATAATGGAGTTAATGCGCAAGTAAGATCCATACGTTACCTAGATGGATGGAAATTAGCGAATGATATCGGACTCTATTTACATACCGATTATGGTCATGTATTTGAGAACGTTTATTATACTGGCATCTGGATGTCCACAGATGTCGAACCGATAGGTCAAGATGAAAACGAACGAAATTTATTTTCAATTAATTTTGAAATACAAAGGAGGTAAATTATATGGCTAGTAATGCAATTAGTGGTGTTGGAACCAAGTTTCGGCGCTATAATCCCGCAACAAGCAGCTGGGAACCGATTGCGGAAATTAATTCCATATCCGGTCCCGGTATGAGCAGGGAAACGATTGACGTAACCAATCTCGATAGCGAGGATGGTTGGAGGGAGTTCATCACTTCTTTTCGTGATGGTGGTGAAGTAACATTGTCTATGAATTTCACTCGGGATACATATGAAACTATGTTTAACGATTTCATGTCTGATGACAGAAAAAACTATGAAATTCTTTTACCCGACGATGACGTAACTACAATGGTATTTGCCGGACTGGTTACAAATTGTCCGTGGGAAATTCCAATGGATGACAAAATCACATCCGAGGTAACCATTAAGGTTAGTGGTGCTCCGCAACTCGAATCCGGTAGTGGATCGTAAACCTATAACCAAATTAAAGGAGGTCTCTAATCATGGGACTTTTAACTAAAGATCAATTACTCAAAGCAGATGAACTCCAGATGGAAAAGGTGCATCTGGACGGCGAAGATTTCGTTTATGTGCGGGAAATGACTGCACGAGAAAAAGACAGATTTGAGCAATCGTTGATGACTGAAGTACAAAACGAAGATGGAACGATTGAATACAAAAGCAATCCCGAAGATTATAAGGCTAAATTGCTTTCTAATACTATTTGTGACGAGCAGGGCAATTTATTGCTAGATCCCGACGACATTCCAACTCTATCCCAAAACAAAGGCGCGTCCAAATTGGAAAAGCTGGCCAATGTAGCTAATAGTTTAAATCGGATCTCCAAGAAAGATCGCGAGGAAATGACAAAAAACTCCAACGCCGACAACCCCGACGGTTCCACTTCCGACTCTGCAAAGAGTTAGGGTATAAACATCCGGATGAATTGTTGGAGGATTTGTCGGCAAAACAAATGATGGAATGGGAAGAATACAATAAAATTGAACCAATAGGACATGATTGGCGGTCTGATTATCGGACTGCCCAGCTTTGTGCAGTTATGGTTAATACTGCTAAAGGATTATCAGGAAGTAAGGATAAGAAAACGTTTGGAGTCAGTGATTTCTTGCTTGACTGGGACATGACTAAGGATCGGTCAAAAGAAACTGAAAAGCAATCCCCGGAACAGATGAAATTTATCATGAAAGGTATGGTAAAAAGCCGGGGTGGGGAAGTAAAACAACGTGATCCCCAAAAACACGAACAGCTTAAAAAGGAGCTGGGAATACAATGAATATTGGTGAGGTAAAGGCAAGTTTAGGTCTTGATTGGTCAGATATGCGCCAGTCTTTGGAACGCGCGCAATCCAAGATTAAAGAGTATGATAAAACTGTTCGTACAGAATTGAAGCAAGCTGAAGCGCGGTTTACTAAGTTCGCTGGTGAAGTTAAGTCCACAATGGCCAGAGTAAACGGTCCATTAAGTACGTTCCGTAATCGCATGGGATCATTAGGTCCAGCAATAGCGGGAGCGGGAGGAGCATTTGCGGCAGTTGGATTTATTAAGAAGATGGCGGATTTTGAGCGTTCGTTGTCCACTGTTGAGGTAGTGTCCCAAGCTACTGAAAAACAGATGAATCAACTCCGTAAATCTGCAAAGAAGATGGGCGCAACCACGGAATTTGCGGCTTCCCAAGCAGCAGATGCAGAAAAATATCTGGCTATGGCTGGTTTGGATGTCCAGCAAACATTAGACACATTGCCTAAAATGTTGGATCTTGCTACTGCTGGACAATTAGATTTGGCCAATGCTGCTGATATATCTACCAATGTTATGTCCCAGTTCAATATGGAAGTGAAGGAATTGACAGATGTCAATGATGCGCTTGTAGCTGTTCAATCCACTGCAAATACTAATATTGAAGAGGCGGCCAACGCGCTCACATATGCGGGCGCGAAGGCCAAATCTTTCAATATGGATATTGAAGATACCACTTCATTGATTGGATTATTGGCTAATAACGGCATTAAGGCAAGCAAGGCAGGAACTACACTTCGACAAGGTATGCAGAAACTTCTCGCACCTACCGGGGAAACTGCTGAGATAATGGATAAATATAACATCAGCGTTAAAAAAGCTGATGGCACAATGCGTAATTTTGTTGATATCTTGAAAGACATGGCGGACGCTGGGATTGATACTACGGAAATGGCGGAAATGTTAGGTGCGCGTGCCAGTAATTTAACGTTAATCATGAACCAAGGCAGTGATGCTATTGAAGATTACAATCAAGAAATCCGGGATATGGATGGGATAGCTAAAAGTGCAGCAGAAACTATCCGTAACGATATGCAAGGTGCAATAGACAAGTTGACATCTAGGCTTGAGTCTGTTGGAATCGCAGTATGGGAGGAATATAAGGAAACAATTAAAACAACAACTGAAGATGCGGCAAAATGGCTGGGAAGTCATAGACAGGAAATTGTGGAAACATTTGATTCTGTAGTCCAAAAGGCAAATGAAATTAAAAATGCGGCACTTCCAGCAATTAAAGGAGTTACGTCTGCATTACAAGGTGTTTTGAGTATATACAATAGTTTGCCATCAGGGGTTACTGGACCGGGCACTGCAGGTCTGGTAGGTTATATTCTATTTGGTCCGTATGGAGCAGCGGCGTTTGCCGGGTTGTCTATTGGAAATGCTATTGCTGATGCTACAGATGCTTCTATTGAATATAACAATACTATAGATGCTAGAGCACAGAAAATAGAACAACTTAAAGATAAAATAAAACAGTTACAAGAACTCAAGGAAACTCGTCAGGAAAGATTTATTGATAGAGAAAGTATTAATAAAGATATAAAGTCTCTTCAAAATGAATTAGAAATATTGGAAAAGGCGCAAGACCTAGATAAAATGCGAGCGGGGGCGTATGATGAAACTTCAGGAGTTAGGCCACCGCAATTTCGAGATCAGCGAACCGGAATTGATGCCATGTCGGAGAAATGGCAAGATGCATTTGAAAAAGCAAAACAGACGGTTGCTAATACAGAAACGGAGTTAAAACTTTATGTACAAAGGGCAAAATCATTAAATTCAATAATGGAAATATCAAATAAAAGGCAGAGTGAAGCCGCAACTAAATTTGAAAATACTAAATCTGAAATTCGGGATCAGATTAAACAAGTAAAGATGTCCGAGGAGGAATGGGCTAAATATCAGGCAGTACAAAAACTTGCCAAAAACGCTACAGATCAGCAAAAAGAATCTGTTCGCCAATTAGTTGATAAGTTATATGATTTGCGGGATGCTCAAGACGCTACTACTCCTGATGATTTGATTGAAAAATATGAAGAAAAAGTTAAAACTGTTCAGATGAGTGAGAAGGCACAAGACCTTTATAATGCCAAGCAAAAGATTTCTGGTGATTTAAATGAAAAGGAAGCAAAACAATTAAAAGAATTGATTGATAAATATCATAGGTTAAAAGATGCCAAGGAAGAAAATAAGGGTAAAGATGAGGCTGACCGAATTTCCTTGGCATATAAGGATGTAAAAGAAAATACTGATGGTATGTGGGAGGAAATGAAACTAGGTGGAGAAGCTGCATTTAAAGAATTAGAAGAATCTGCAAATAATTGGGCAAAGAATACAAAGAAAATTATGTCTACAGCTGTAGATAGTATGTCCCAGACTATAGCTAATTTTGTAACTACTGGAAAGATGGAATGGGACGATTTTGGAAAATCAGTAATAAACACTATTACTAAAATTGCTACTAAAATGATGATATTGCAAGCTATAAAAGGTGCAGCGACAGCATTTGGAGGCGGTGGTATGAGTGGCGGGCCATCTATGTATAATGCTCAAGGAAATGTATTTAGTGGTGGGAAAGTTCAAGCGTATGCAAATGGCGGAGTGGTAAGTCAACCCACAATATTTCCGATGGCCAATGGAACAGGATTGATGGGTGAAAAAGGTCCGGAAGCCGTCATGCCATTAACCAGAACGTCTGGTGGGGATCTTGGAGTAAAATCTGAAAATTCAAGTCCAAATTTACAGGTAAACGTAATTAATAAAACTGGTGAAGAAACTCAAGCATCCAAATCTGAACCAAGTTGGGATGGTGAAAAGTGGGTAATGGGTGTAGTATTAGATGCTGTAAATAGAAATAAAAATGGTTTTGGGAAAAATTTAAAGGGTGCATTAAATAAACAGGGGTAATAAATTATGGCAGTAAATTGGCCAAATATAAGAACACCATCAGATGTAAAAGAACGTTCTAAGAAAGCTAAGATTTCCAGTCCATTTGAAGCTGGTTATTCTCAAGAGAGATCGAAATGGACGCGAGGTAGAATGGTATTTGTTTTAAGTTGGAACTATTTACCAAATGCTGATTATCAAACACTTAAACAGTTTCTTTTTGATAATGTTGGGGCCGAGATAAATTGGACAAATCCCATTAATGGACAATCTTATACAGTACGGTTTGGGCAAGATGAAATTGAGGCAGATTATTTACAAGTGCCGGGTGCTTGGATTATAAGTGAACTTACTTTGGAGGAAAAGTAAATGCCATTATCAATTAGTACGGACGCTACAGCCGAGAAAAATAAGTTATCTAATGAAGATCCTTGGTTGATTCTTTTAGAAGTTATCTATCCGAATGAAACTCCAGTGCGAGTGGTTTGGAATACAGAAAACATTACTTGGGATGGCGAAACTTGGTATGCAATGCCTTTTCAGTTAGGGGATATTGAAGAATCTAATCAAGCAGAAGTGCCTGAAGTGGAATTGAGTATAATAGATATAGAAAGACGTACAACGCCTTTATTAGATCAGTACAATGGAGCAGTTGGAGCAGATGTTTGGGTTAGGGTAGTCCATGCAGCTCATTTGGATAATACAACTCCTGAATTTGAACAGGATTTTACGGTAATAGATACGTCATTGGATTGGCAAAATACAATTAAGTTTAAGTTAGGTGCAGAAAATCTATCTAATGAGCGTAGTCCAGTTAATCGATTTTTGAAAGGGCATTGCCGATACAAGGAATTTAAAGGAAATCTTTGTGGATATTCGGGTACTGCTACTGAATGCAGTCGGACATTTGAGCGGTGTAGAGAATTAGGAAATCAAAAACGATTTGGTGGATTTCCCGGAATAGGAAAACTGGGGTATTGGAGATAAATTATGGATTTTAATGATTTAATTGGAAAACCATTTGCTAGTGAACCTGAATATGCATTTGGTCCAGATTATTATTCTTGTTATGGGTTGATTTGGGAAGTTTTTCGTCGTTATGATATTCATATTCCAAAGATCAATATATCCGTGACTGCTTGTAAGCAAACGTCCAATCAAACTATAGAGGAGCACGCAACAAAGTATTGGCAAAAAATTCAATCTTTGCAGGAGCCATGTGGGATAGTGATAACTAGTACACATCCAGATTATGCGGCACATATAGGCGCGTATATAGGCGAAAATAAAATGATTCATATAACAATCAACCGTAATGTTACTGTGGATAAAGTACGGGATTGGAAAAACAAAATAATTGGATATTATACATATGTCGGTTAAAGTTAATATAATTAGAAATCCCTTTGAGCCGGGTTTAGTAGATCGTCAAATATATTCATTTGATTCAGAGTATGTGGTTGAAGATTATTTACCACAAATAGATCCTTCAGACAATTTGAAATTGGCTGTTGCTAAAAATGGAATTGTATTGAATCCTCCCTATACGCAATCTATTCAGGATGGGGATGTTTTATCTGTATCATTTAAAGTTCAAGGTACGGTATCTGCCGCAGTTGCTACTTTTGTAGTGGGATCAACTTGGGCTGCTACTGCGGGAGTGACAGCCGCTGCGTGGGCTATAACGGCGGGAATAACTTATGCAGCAATTAGTTTTGCTGTTGGATATGGGATAAATCAATTAGTGAGTGCTTTGGGATTAGGGCCTGAAAAACCAGATATGGGGGGTGGGGAAGCACAATCCCCTACTTATGGCTGGGGACCTTTGCGACAAGTAGAAACGCAAGGGAATCCGATTTCAGTTTTGTTTGGATCTCATAAGGTAGCTGGGCAGGTTATTAATCAATTTACCACAGTTGAAGAAGATGATAAGGAATATTTATATGTTTTATTGGCTGTAGCAGATCATGTAGTGGATTCGATTACGGATATAAGAATTAATGATCAACCTGTAAGTTCTTATTCTAATGTTACCACTTATACTCGATTAGGTACGCTAAATGATGATCCTATTTTCGGATTTGCACAACTTACTACTCAGCATAATATTCAAGTTGGTTTGGTTAATCATTCGGACTTATTTACTTATCAAACTGATGGCAACGCGGTTACCGATTTATTAATTATACTTTCAGCACCACGGGGTTTATATTATTCTAATGATGATGGAGGATTGGATGAAAGAAGCGTAACTTTTGAAATAGATTATCGAACTGTTGGTTCCTCCACGTGGATTAATTATGGGGAAGTAAAGATTTTTGGTAGCACTACAGAGCAAATCCGTAAACAAGTATCAATAACGGGATTATCCCCGGATCAATGGGAAGTAAGGGTTACTAGAACATCTTCATCAACTAGCAGTAGCCGTGAAGAAAAGTACACGCAGTGGAGTCAGTTCAACGAAACAATTGACGAGCAATTAATATATCCCGGTGTAGCAAAATATGCTATTAAAGCACTTGCCACTGATCAATTATCTGGACAACGGCCAAGATTTTCTTGTTTGGCTACTAGGGATCAAGTACAGGTGTATAATCCAGATACGGATGCTTGGGAGTATAGGGATGCTAACAATCCTGCTTGGCAGGCTTATTGGATGCTTAATACTCATCATGAAATACATCACTCCCGAATATTATACGATGAATTTGAAGCATGGGCTTTGTATTGTGATGAAACAGTAGAAGGTGAAGCACGTTTTCGTTCACAGGTATATCTGGATAATCAAACAAATGCTTGGGAAAATATTCAAAAGTTAGCTCGGATTGCCCGAGGAACGGTATTGCGGAGGGGCACGAAATACGGAGTATTTGTAGACAAACCAGAAAGCACAATTTCCCATTTATTCACAATAGGCAATATTATTGAGGAATCGTTTGTAATGCAATATCTTCCACAGGAGGAACGGGCAAACGCTGCTGAAATTACTTATAACGATCCGGATCGTGATTATACAAATCAAGTTGTGGCAGTTTATAGTGATAATTATACATCTGCTGATACAAAATCCAAAAAATCATCAATAAAGTATAATGCGGCTATTCGACGTTCCCAAGCCATACGCGAAGCGGCATTTTTATTGAATTCTAACAAGTATTTAATTCGTACAATCGAATTTGAAGCGACGGTAGATTCGTTCGCCTGTGTAGTTGGTGATTTAGTGTATTTCCAACATTTCATTCCCCATTATAACGAGGCATGGGGAGGTAGGGTCATAGACGCGGGCAACGACGACGGCAACGGAAATCCCTATATCCAAATAGATCAGGAAATTAAACTGCAGTCTGGAACCAGTTATGGTATTATAGTGCGCCTTTCCGACGATAGTTTGGTTGAGAAATCCTTACAAACAGTGGACATAACCCATACCACCGATACTTTTCTATTACAAAGTGATTGGAGTCAAGTTCCACAACAGTATGATTTGTATGATTTTGGAATTGCCACCACCTATAAAAAGATGTATCGAATTACTAATATTACACGAGCACAGAATTTAACCCGCAAAATCACTTGCATGGAATATCGGGATGAAATATATAACGATACTTCTCAAGTGATTGAAAATCCAGGTTGGAGCGAGGAAGTAAAACAGGAAGCAACCAATATGCAAGTAAGAGAATTTTTAACCTATGGCAAAGGTGGGGATTATCAAAGTAATTTATCCGTCTCTTGGCAACCAGCTACTTTAAACGTACAAAGTAATTGGGCGATATGGATTGAGGATAAGACATTGGACGGGGAATTTGAGGATGGTACATTTGAGGAAGATTCCATAGCTGAAACTTTTAGTTTAACCGGACCGATCAAAGTTGGCGAAAGTGCCAAGAATAATATGGTGATTGGTCCAAGTTATTTAACTCAAGGACATAAATATAAAATTTATGTCCTTCCGGCGGGTGAAGGAGGTCCGGCATAATGGTTAGTACAGAATATCAAGTATTAGGAAAACTTGCGCCCCCCAATGATGTTGGTAGCTTTGCGGGAAAATGGAATTCTGTAAAACGCACGATAACTCTTAATTGGGATGAAGTGCGCAATATCGATTTATCTCATTATGAAATTAGACAAGGGACAAATTGGGATGATGCTGTAATTGTAGAAAAGGAAGCCAAAAAGGGATCAACCAGTTTTTTCGTGGAGGAGGGAGTAAGCGAAACTCGAACTTATTTAATAAAAGCAGTTGATACATCTGGTATATACTCACAAAATTATACTTCTACTGATATACCCATAAACACGGCGGAAACTCCACTTAGCACTCCTACAGGGTTGGATTTAATTACTTCCTCTGATATAGCCACTGACGGCACTAATCGTGTAGGAATTTTGGCTACTTGGGATACGAATGCAGAGGCTGATCCCGAGTTTCATAGGTATAATTTACTATTGGAAAATAAGAGTAACGGAAACAAACAAGAGGTAAGTACTAAGGAAACGAGTTATCAATTTGAGGTTTATCCAAATATACAGTACGGGATTGCGGTTCAGGCCGAGGACGTGAGTGGAAATGAAACTTCGTATAGTTCTGAGGTTGTTATAACTTCGGCAAAAGATGACAATCCACCAGCTATTCCCACTTGGCAAGACCCGGGCTTGATTCCTGGATTTAAGATTATAGGACTTCGTTGGAATAAAAACACGGAGGTGGATTTATCTCATTACGAGGCCCAAAGATCGAATACTGGGGATTTTACCGGAGGACAGGTTGATTTAGGTGATAAAGACGGAAATTTTACTACTGATTCAGAACTTTCGGTTAATACCGCTTATTATTACCGGGTGCGGGCAGTAGATACTTCCGGGAATGCTTCTGGCTGGTCTAATATTAAATCGGCTACCACTAAAAAAGTAGGCGAGGCGGAAACAGATATTGCCTATAGATCTGTTATTGCCAATCATATCAGTGTGTCCCAGCTTTCTGCAATTTCAGCAGATGTAGGTACGTTGACTGCAGGTGTTATTAATTCTAAGAATTGGGTCAGTTCCGATGGGTCCGAAGGGACAAAAATTGATTTAAACAATGAAATCATTAAATTTGGAGGGGAGAATAATCCTAAGTTGAGTTGGAATGGTGCTGATATAGGGTTAAAGATAGGGGATACAGAAATGGGTGATTACTGTGAGATAGATAATGGAGATATTAATTTTTATTGGTATATCAATGGTGGTCACAGATTAGCTAAATCGTTAAAGAAAACTGAAAGTGGAAGTGCTGATTCTGGAGAAAGTATTAACTTAGGTTATTGGAAAAACAATCCCAAAATATTGCTATCACCAAGAATAGTAGATTTTTATGATCCTGATTATTCAACTTCTACACAATCGTTAGAGTGTAGAATAGATTCAATTTGGACAAATAGTGATTCAACTATTTCATTTAAACCTATAATAGAGTTATCAATTGGATCTGCTACCACTGATACGGTAGTAAATGAGCAATGCTCTGATAATGGACTGTTTACTGGTTGGTCAAATTTTTGTTCTATTTCACAAGGTACTGTACCAAGTTCAACTTCATCTATTCGGTATCAAGGTTATATAGAAATAGTAAATAATGACGATTATGTAAATTATATACAACTTAAAGCAGAATTCTATATAGAAGGTAATCATGTTGGGACATGGGGTCCAACAGAAGAAACATCAATAACTGCAGGGGAAACAGTAAAAAGAAGTTTTGATGAAACTTTTGGTACAAATGCATCTGGCACTGTAAGTATAGATTTTTACTGTTGGCAGGAATTGGTCGCTGAATCGGGTCCTATAAATCATATTGGATATTTTAATAAATATACTTATTCTACTGATGCAACTACAGTTGTATCGTCTGGAACAGTTAACTATATAGCAATAGGAGAATAATTATGGAATTGAATAATGGACACATCAGAAATTTAATTGGTCAAAAAGAACTGGACAACTACGCTTTAAGATTACAAATTGAACAATTACAAATGGAAAATGATGGTTTGCAAAAGACCGTAAACGATTTAGAATATGAATTAAGTCAACATAAGGAGCAGAATGATGCCTAAATTGTATTATCGTTGGAATAATATAACTGGAGGAGGGGAGGGCGACTTAGATGGAATTGATGGCGCTATTTTAGGAGATAAAGATGGCGCTGTGGTGGGCACTACTAATTATTATTATCTGTATCAGTTAAATGCGACATCCGGAGCTGCTGAAGATCCGCCTTATGTTATAGCTCCACATATAAATGCTGGGGATAAGCGTTGGATATTGCGAGGTATATTTGGGGAAAACGGTGAATCATTATATATTTCCAATCT